CTTATTATGTCCACAATAGCTGACGTAGGTGATGCAAGTCAACTTATGGGTGAAGAATGGACAGAAAACGAACTAGGTAAGATATCTCTTGTTATAGCTCAAGCTGTTACAAGTAAATCATATTTATCTGGTATACAGTCTTTTGTTGACCTATTTGCTGGTAGACCCGGCCAAGGAGGTCGTATAGTGTCTGGTTTAATTAACAACACTGTACCACTAGCTGGTATTCGTAACGACTTAGGTAAACTATTTACCCCTTACATGCGTGAAATAAACTCAGGTGTGTTTCAGTCAATACGTAACAGAAACTTAATTACAGAAAATCTTGCTGAAAATCAATTACCTCTTAAGTATGATATGCTTAATGGCAGACCTTTAAAAGATTGGGACTTTCTTACTCGTGCATTTAATGCAGTAAGCCCTGTTACTCTTAATCTAGAACAGAGTGAAGGTAGAAACTTCTTATTTGACAGTGGTTATGATTTACGTACATCAACATACTTTGCACCAGATAGCACAAACTTAACTGACCATCCTTATATTAGATCAGAGTTTCAACGAGCACTTGGTTCTCTTAATTTAGAACTAGAGCTAGATAAGTTTGCTAAAGATCCTAAAATGATAGCATCTATGGAAAAAATGTATGAAGACATACGTGCAGGCAAACGTGCACAGTTTAACGCTAGAGACTATTATCATAATAGAATTATAGATAGACTGTTTAAACGTGCTAAAAAAAGAGCATGGGCATCAATTAAAGATGATCCTAATATAGCAAGAGTAATTGAAAAACAACGTGCAGAAAAACTAGCACAGATAGATAAACGAACTGCATCCGCAAACATCCTCAACATATACAAATAAATGGCAACAACATTCATAGATTATACTGGGGATGGGAACGCTACTAAGTCGTTTTCTTTCCCTTCTTATAAAGTAGAAGATATTAAAGTTGATGTAGATGGCGTCATTAAGACCGTCAGCACACACTATAATATAACTAGCTACACAACAACGGGTGGTGGTAATGTAGTCTTTACATCAGGCAACATACCAGCAAGTCCAGCTTTAATTCGTATCTATCGTGATACAGACGTAGACACTGCTAAGGCAACCTACACAGCTGGTTCCTCGGTTAAGGCAGGCGATCTTAACAACAACATGACGCAGTTATTATATGCTGCACAAGAAGAACAGAATCAAACAATAATAGCATCTGATATAAAAGATGGTGCGATTTCAAGTACTCAATTAGCAAATAATTCTGTATCAGTCAACCAATTGCAAGACGGGTCAGTTACAGAACCAAAAATTGCAACTAATGCAGTAACTACAGGTAAAATTGCAGACGGAAATGTAACAGAAAACAAAGTTGCAACAAGTGCTATTACACAAACTAAAATTGCTGATAATGCAGTCATAGTAGATAAACTTCCAGACGGCGTTATTACAACTGCTAAATTAGCAACTGATGCAGTTAACAGTACAAAGATAGCTGACAATGCGGTAACAATGGCAAAGTTAGCTGGAGGCACATTACCAAGTGATATAGCAGTTAATAGTGCTAATATTACAGATCTTAGTGTTGCTACAGCTGATATTGCAGCTGACGCTGTAACTACAGCTAAAATTGCAGATGCAGAACTTAAAGTGCTTGCAGGCATGCAAGGTGGGACAGCATCTAAACTTGCAGATAGTACAGCTCTTACAGCAGATATAGCCGATCTAAACCAGATCGACGGTATGGCAAAGCAGACTACAATTACAGATGATGATGCCAAGTTTCCGACATCCGGGGCTGTGGTAGACTATGTAGCTGCACAACTAGAACCATTCGGTGGTTTTGAAGCTATAGCTAATGAAGTATCATTTCCTAACACACAACCGGCATCTGGTGTTGCTATTTCTATAGCAGACGCAGCTGGTATTGTAGTAAGTGCTAGTGGTAGTAGTACAACAGGTAGAACCGTAGGTGGATCTACTGTAACTATAAACGGAATACCATCTAACTTTCATAGTTCAACCATAGCTACAGGCATACGATTTATTGTAACGTCTACAGGCTCTGGACAGGTATATAATTACCATAAAGCTACACTTCCAGAAAGTGACCTAGTAAGTCTTAGTGGAGATATAAATGATTTCAACGAAAGATATAGAGTTGGGTCGTCGAACCCTACAAGTGCTCTTGATAGTGGTGATTTATTCTTTAATACATCTACGGGAAAACTAAATGTATATAACGGTTCTACAAGTGCATGGGAAGTAACCCAGTCAGTTGGTAGCTTTTTTATAAACACATTATCTAGCTCTAGTAGCACAGGCGGAGGCAGTGCAACATTTAATGGATCAGCTTATAGATTTACACTTAGCAATGCAGGGCAGTTTGCATCACAACATCTTGTTTCTATCAATGGAGTCATTCAGAAACCTAACACAGGAACCAGCCAACCCAGCGAAGGGTTTGCTATTTCTAGTGCTGATATTATCTTTTCTGCCGCCCCTGCTAGTGGTGCTGACTTCTTTATCATTACCATCGGATCAACAGTAAGTATTGGTACACCAAGTGCCGGTGCAGTAGGTACTACAGAGTTAGCAAACGGTGCAGTATCAACAGCTAAGATTATAGATGATGCAGTTACAACAGATAAACTTGCAAACTCAATTAACACAGCGATAACAGCTAACACAGCTAAAACAACAAACGCTACTCACACAGGCGACGTTACAGGTTCTACATCTTTAACAATCGCAGCGGGTGCAGTAACTACCGCAAAGATAGCTGACGACGCAGTAACTGCGGATAAGCTCGCTAACACGTCTGTAACCGCTGCAAGCTATGGTTCAGCCACAGCAATCCCAGCGATCACTGTAGACGCTCAGGGACGTATTACAGCGGCATCTACAAACTCTATTAACACCTCTACTATACCAGTAGCAGATGAGTCATCAGACACAACTTGCTTTCCTGTATTCGTTACAGCAGCAAGTGGAGACCTAGCACCTAAGAGTGGTAGTAATCTAACCTTTAACTCTGCAACAGGAGCTTTAGGTGCAACATCTTACACAGGTGATGGTAGTAGTTTAACAGGTGTAGCTTCAGCAGTAGCTGACGGATGTATCTATGAAAACTCACAGACTATATCTAACAATTACACAATTTCAACAAACAAAAACGCTCTTAGTGCAGGGCCGATCACTATAGCAAATGGCGTTACATTAACAGTACCTAGTGGTAGTGTTTACACAATAGTATAATTATGGCAATACAAATAAATGGTAATGGTACTATCACAGGAATCTCTGTTGGTGGTTTACCCAACGGTATAGTAGATACCGACACGTTAGCTGCTGGTGCAGCAACAAAAGCTAAAAGAACATACGGATCTGGTGAAATAATACAAGTAAAAACTGATATATTAGATAGAGGTCAAATGGATATTAATACAACTGAAACTGAGCATTTTGGTTCAGATTTAGAGGTAAGTATAACTTTTAGTTCTACAAATAATAAATTTCTTGTAACAGCTTTTTTACCAGATGTATGGAATAGAGGTTATTTAGGAGATAGAGCATTACATGCTGGTTTTTCTATTTCTACTGATAACTGGTCAACTAGCAATGTTTTCGGAAATGCGTTTCCCATATCAGATTACATTGCTTGGGATAATGCTTCTAGTTTAAATGATGCATCTTGGAGTACAAGTGGTAATTGTCCTACTACATCACCTTGTAAAATTAGAACTAGATTTAAAGCTGTAAATGGTGATACTCGTGTTTTTGCTAACAGTATGGGTGTTGCACATTTAACAGTAATGGAGATAGCAGCATGAGTTCAATAAAATTAAAACATTCGGGTGGTAACAGCGTAATCATCGCTGCACCATCTAGTAACCCTGCATCTGATCGGACGCTTACGTTACCGGGAGATGCTGATGGAACTATCCTTACTTCTAATTCAGCTACAGGTAAAATTCTTCAAGTAAAATCAGCAACTAAAACTGATACTCAATCTACATCAAGTGCTAATTATAGTGATATTTCTGGTTTATCAATTACTATTACACCTTCATCTGGAACTAAAATTTTAGTTATTTGTACGTTGCAGTATGGAGGACAGAATAATTCTTATACAGGATTTAAAGTTTACAGAGATGGAACAATGTTAGCACCTGGAACTTCGGGAACTGGAAATATGAGTAATATAAGTTTTGGTGGATTTCAAGAACAAGCTAATTCTCAATTTGGTGTTCAATCTGCTGCTTGGCAATTTTTAGACACTCATGGAGCTAATGGTAGTACAGCAGTTGTATATAAAATTCAATTTGCGTCAGTATATTATGGCTATACAAGTTATATAAATAGACCTCATAATGCCGACAATAATGCTTATAACATGTTTGGTTCATCAACTATAACAACACAGGAGGTAGCAGCATAATGTCTTTAGATCACGAAGCTATTTACAAAGCATACGCAGGTACAGTTGTTACTATTGATGACGCTGCTGGTGCGTTTGATAAAGATGGAAAGTCTGTAACTCTTGAGCAAAGCAAGATTGACACTGCACGAACCACATTAAACAACGAACTAGCTGCTACTAAATATCAAAGAGATAGAGCTGCCGAATATCCCTCTGTGGTCGATCAGTTGGACTTAATTTATCATTCAGGCGTCGATGCTTGGAAGGCAAAAATAAAAGAAACAAAAGATAAATATCCTAAATCATGAGTACAATAAAAGTAGACGGAATCCGTTCCAATTCCGCAACAAGTGATGCCATAACTTTGGCAAGCGATGGAACGTGTACAGCGAAAATTACTAATAACCTAAGTAATCGTAATTTAATAATTAACGGAGCTATGCAAGTGGCTCAACGTGGTACGTCATCTACATCTTCTGGTTATCATACTATTGATAGATTTAGAATAGATTATGGTGGTACAGATGAGAACCCTACACAGGCACAAGCAGATGTAACAAGTGGTGGTGCTTATGATGCTGGATTTAGAAAATGTTTAAAATTTACTAATGGAAATCACACAAATGGTGCTGGTAATAGTGACTATGTTCAAATTTTAACTAGATTAGAAGGACAGGATATTGCAAATTCTGGTTGGAATTATACATCTACATCAAGTTATATAACCTTATCTTTTTGGGTAAAATCAAGTGTTGCACAAGTATTTTCTGGTAGTTTAAGAGCAGTAGATGGTACAGCATATTCATATAAATTTGATACACCTAGTTTATCTGCTAACACTTGGACTAAAGTAACAAAAACAATTCCCGGAAATTCTAATCTTACTTTTGATAATGATAATGGTACTGGTTTAGATGTATATTTATTTCCTTCACTCTTTTCTACTTACGCTAGTTCAAATGCTAATACTGAAACTTGGATAACTGCTCAAACTAACACTTATGCAAATCTTACAACATCAACATGGTACACAACAAATGATGCGACATTTGAAATTACAGGAGTTCAGTTAGAAGTAGGCAGCGTGGCAACAGATTTTGAGCATAGGTCATTCGGTGAAGAGCTACAGCTTTGCAAGCGTTATTATCAACAAATTAATCAAGAATCTAGTGGTACAAGTATACTTCAGGGTTTTGGTAATGGTAGTGGTAGATTAAGGGCGGTGCTTTATTTACCAGTTGAGATGAGGGCTAATCCTACAGTTGCCTTAGATGTATCAGGAGGAAATCCAAGTTTTTATTCATATACTGGAGGTAATCCTAGTTATAGTTCACTATCAGGAGTTGAATCTACAAAGAAAAACATAGTTGTAGATATTAATACATCCAATCTTACAGCAGGAGCACCTTATGATTGGAGAGGTTCAGGTGCGTTTATTACTATTGCTGCGGAGCTTTAAACTATGGCATATCCAACAGACCCTATTTACAAATTAGTACAAACTGATCCTGTACAAACAGGAAAATCAGCAGAAGTTTATTGTATTAAAAAGGAATCAAATAAAGTAACAACTTGCATTCCATTAGACGAAGCAAACACCGATTATCAAGCTTATTTAGAGTGGGCAAAGACTAACACAGCGGAGGCAGCTGATTAATGGCATTAACACAAGTAAGCACTGGCGGTATTCAAGACGGTCAGGTGCAAACAGCTGATATAGCAAACGCTCAGATTACAGCTGCTAAACTACATGCCGATGCTCTTGATCGTACTTATACACTAGGAGCAAGCGGTTCAGATCACTATACATTTACAGGAGATGGCTTGACCGGGGCGGTCAACGACCCTACCTTGTACTTGTTACGTGGTAAAACATACAACTTTGTAAACGGTAACTCTAGTGGAGCACATCCGTTTCGTATACAAACAACAGTCAACGGCTCGGCTGGTACAGAGTACAACACAGGAGTCACAAATAACGGAGGAGCTGGTGGATCTACAATAGTATTTAAAGTACCACATGCAGCTCCAGACGTGCTATACTACCAATGCACTTCCCACGGTTCTATGGGTGGTATACTATATATAACTGGTGCATTAAAAGACGGTGATGTAACTACAGCTAAACTAGCAGCCGATTCAGTTACTTCTGCTAAGATAGCTAACGATGTTGTAGATTCTGAACATATAGCTGCTGGTGCGTTAGACACAGAGCATATCGCATCCGGGACTGGGTTCCAAGTATCTACTACTAATATTGTAGACGGGTCAGTCACAACAGCTAAGATAACAGACGCTAACGTAACTACAGCTAAAATAGCTGCTGATGCAATAAATCATACTAAGATAGCTGACGATAGTATTGGTGCTGAACATATAATTGATAGTTCTGTTACTACTGCTAAGATAGCTGACCAAGGTGTAACACTAGCTAAACTACCACACGGTACATCATCTAACAATGGTAAGTTTTTACGTGCAAACAACGGAGCAGATCCTACGTTTGAAACTATCGGTGGAGGTTTACCTTCGGGAGCTATTATTATATGGTCTGGTGCTGAAAATGCTATACCTACTGGCTATGTACTATGTAATGGTCAAAACAGTACTCCTAATTTACTAGCTAGATTTGTATTTGGTGGAGGAACTGGTAGTGGATATAGTGTTGGAGATCAAGGTGGTGCAGCTACACATACACTAACTGAAGCTCAAATGCCTTCACACGTTCACCACGTTTACCTAGCTACAGATAATAGTGGCCCTTATGGTTCTATCTACGCATCTGGTAATAATAATGCTCAAGGTGCTGTAGCTACAACATCAAAAGGTAGTGGAAGTGCACACAACAACATGCCTCCTTACTATGTTCTTTGTTATATAATGAAGACTTAATGGAAATACCCACCATAGTATTACCTGATATAGTCAATATAAAAACAGTCGAAATACCGTTACCTACAGCTGACGTACCATACTATGAACCTATGGTAGTTCCTCCGAGCGATCTACGAGATCAGGAAGAGGAACCAGTCAAGACTGTAGAAGAAACACCCGAACCACCTACCTTAAAAATACCGTTTATTAAACAGCCAGTACCTCAACCTTCTGCGGAAGTTGTAGTTGCTGCTGTTACAACGGCGGTGACAGCTGTGGCAGCTACAACGTTAACACAGCCTCTAATTGAAAAGATTAGACAAAAAGCACAGAAGTTCCTACAAGGTAAAATAAATAAATGGAAACAAAACCGCCAGAAAAAAAAGGACTCCTTACAAAGCTCAAAGAAAACGTAGATGACCATGATGAACAGATGCAAGTACTAGGTGCAGCAGTGCGTCTAGGTGTTGTAATCTGGTCAGGGTTTATTATTACACTAAGTTATGTTGAGCTGCCTATGATTAAAAAGTCAAGTACCGCAGGCGATATCACGTTCGTCGCTTCGATTTTTACTGGAGCACTAGCTACGTTTGGGCTGTCTACAGGTAATGGTAAGAAGACCGATAAGAAAGAACCTACTAAACCAAAATAATGAAAACATGGATTCTTCTCTTAGCATTGTTGTCACCCGCAATCGCAAGAGCAAATACTGTCACGCCTCAGTTTACAACAGGGTCGATGCAGTCAACGACAACAACACAACAAACAATAACAGAAGAGATAGTACACGACGTTTTAGGAGCCAAAGTAGAAACTTGGTCTGGAACAAATGTTACACCAAGTGCTGCGATTGGTGCAGACGGTACAACCTATTCAATCGTGTCAGGTGCAACAGAATGGGATCTCTCAATAACAACAAGAGACGCAGGCACAATAGAAACAATAACGATAGACAGAACTATCGAAACAGATTCTACTACAAACTCTTACTCTATCTTCTCGCAATAAGCACACCTGTTTATGCTGAAGACACTAACGTCAGTAATCCTGTAGCTGCGGCTACTGGTAACGTAACTAATCAGGCTGTACAATTTCAGAATAACGGTGCATCGTCACGTCAGATATATGGTCCTAATATACAATGTAATGGCAGCACGATGACGTTTAGTCCATTCTATATGGGCAATCATACGAAACCATTAGATGAATTTATGCAGCCTAGTAGTTATACACTAGCAGAAAACTGGGGGTTCCAAGTTAATTTCATGGTTCCGTTAGATAAGTCAGGATACAAGCAGTGTAAAAAAATGGCAAAGAGATATGAGGAAAAAATGAAGCTTGAGTTTGAGATTACTCGAGCACACAAATGTGCAGACTTAATGAAAAAAGGTTTTATGTATAGACCCGGCTCAACTAATTATAAAATGTGTTCGGACATAGTACCTATAGTTAAAGTCAAGCCACCTAAACCTAAAAAGAAATTTGGATTATTTTAAATGAGCACACTATCTAGAATACTAGCAGAACGTGAAGAAGCTGCTAAGAAAGCTGCAACAAAAAAAAAGAAAGCAGCTGCTAAGAAAACCACTAAAACCACTGAATCATGATCACATTAGTTAAACCAATACTATTTGCCTTTATTAAAACTACAGCAGTTAAAGAACTGATAGTCAAATTACTAGAGGCATATGCAAAATCTACAGATAATACTGTTGATGACAAGCTAGTTGAGCTAGTTAAGAAGAACCTATTAGGAGAATAATGGACGAGCTAAAGAAACTACCTAGAAAAGCAACCGAAGAGACCTTTAATGAGCTACACTATCTTGTTACAGAGGACTTTCTACATAGAATAAAGAGTGGAGAAGCGACTACACAAGATCTGAAAGCAGCTTGCGATTGGTTAAAAACCAACGATATAACAGGTGTTGCCTACGATGGTAGTCCTTTAGACAAACTCAATAAACTTCTACCTACTGTTGACCCTTCACTCGTTAAGAGGAAAGTATATGGCAAAAACTTCTGATTACTACAAGAAGAATCCAAAAGCTGCCGCTAAAAGGCGTAAGCAGCAAAAAAGATACAACAAAACACCTAAAGGTTTAGCAATTAGAGTCAATGCAAACAAACTTAATAGAAAACTTGGAACATATGGCAACCGTGACGGAATGGATGCCGCCCATTATAAGGGTAGTAAAACCAAAGGCAGAAAACAAAAGCCATCTATTAACAGAAAAAGCAGAACTAAAAAATGACTCCATTACTACCTAACCCTGATCACTATTTACACAATTTAATAACCATGACAAGTTCAGATTCTAAAAGGCTCTGGCGAAGAGCCATCAAAGAGCACTTCAACTGTACATGTGTTTATTGCGGAGAAACTTATGATTTACAAAAACTCACCATTGACCACGTACGTCCAAAATGTAGGGGCGGAGAAGATGTGGCAACAAATGTTGTACCGTCGTGTAGGAGATGCAATCAGGAAAAAGGTAGTAAAAACTGGAGGGACTGGATGAGGTCGACATTTGGCGTAACTGAACGAGAACAAACTATTTTATCACACATTAGATGAATGAAGAAGAACTAGATCCGACTGAAAAGGAACTAAAAGAAGCACAAGAACAGTATGATGCTGAAAACCAACAGGTCTACGATGAAGTTACTAAAGGTAATGAAGAGATACGTAGAAAAGGCACTGAAGATGATGATAAACAGCTAGAACTACCACTTGAGTCACGTAATTTGGCTCGAGTAGGTGCTGGTTTAGCTTTTGAAGTAGGAGCTAACAGTTTACTAGATGCACTAACACTCGTGCCCGGGTCTCAGGCTGTTGGATCTGCTCTTATCAACACTATAGCACAAGGTATACGTGGTGGTAAGTTCAGTTTCGGTGAAGTATTAGGATCAGCTGCGGCTAGTCAAATACCCGGTTTAGCACAAGGTAAAGCTATAACTAAAGCTGGTAGGATAACTAGAGCTGCTGGTACAGGTGCTGTATCTGGTGCAATAG